CTTATGAAGCTAAAAGTGAAAATAGAATATCGGCAATGTTTGGGAATATAGCGTATCTTCAGGGATTTTACTATCCTATATTAGATAATACACAAAATTCCTTACTATATGATATATATACATCACTACCATTTAGAATGATGGCACTTACAACAGGAGATATTCCAGAAGATCCTTATGATTACTTTACTTGGGGAAGTCTTGTAGGTTATGCAGATTGCATAACACCCTATAGTGGAAGTGATAATTTAAGAGGCAGTGTAAATCAATCAGAAACTACAAGAACTACAGGAAAGAAACATTATGTAATTGACTTCCCAACCAATGCTGCAAATGGAACATTTAGAAGTATCTATTGGGCAGGTGGAGTTCCAGTTAACACGCCTACAAGTCCAAAATTTAATTATACGTATCCTAAACAAACATTGGAAAAAGGTGATTATAGTACTTCTTTACCTGACTACAATTTATGTACTGATGAAACCAACCTTTATGTTTTAAAAATTAACTCAACCACTATATATGTGTACGATAAAGTAACTTATAAGAAGAAAAGCAATATAACATTAGCTGATGCATCAATAGCAATAGCATATGATGGAGTGAATTTTTGGAGTTTATTAAGTACTGGCTCATTTAAAAAGCTCGATAAAAATTTTAGTGTTATAAGCACATATTCTAAGAGTTCAGTAATATCAGCAGATATACCACGTTCTTTACAATTTTATGATATAGAAGTCAATGAAGCTAATGTTTATATATCCTATGGTGGGTATAGAGAGTCATCTGGAAGTTTACAAAAAGGTTGCATAGCAAAATATAATAAGGATGGAACTTTTGGTGAGAAATCAGATTTATATTTGGATTATGTTTATAGCATTCCTATAACTAAAATAACTAACAATAAATTATTTGTTGTAGTAAATAGTTCTTTATGTTTACAACTAAATAATAATCTAAATGTTTATGGAAGTATAAATTCTAATTTAACAAACTATAAAAGTATAAAGTGGGATAATGATACTTCAACTATATTCACATATACAAGTAACTCAAATGGAGAATTAAAACATGAATACATTATTCCAGCTTCGGCACATACCTTGCTTCCAGAAGCAGTAACTAAAACGCCAACTAATACTATGAAAATACAATATGATTTTACTTGTGATTATGTATATCCTTTGGATATGCCAGCACATTAAATAAAATAAGAAACTATGGAGGGAAAGGGATAGTGAAAAATTTAATTAATACTTTTCAATTAATTTTTACAGCAATAGGAGGATATATGGGATGGTTTTTAGGAGGAGTTGATGGCTTTATGTATGCATTGATTACCTTTGTTGTCATTGATTATGTAACAGGCTTAATGGTAGCGGTGCTAGAAAGAAAGCTATCAAGTGAAATTGGGTTTAGGGGAATTTTTAAAAAGGTTCTGGTTTTTATCTTTGTTGGTATAGGAAATATTATAGATGTTCATTTACTCAAAAACGGTAGTGCAATTCGCACTGCTGTTATTTTTTTCTACATTTCTAATGAAGGTATAAGCATTATAGAAAATTCTGCAAAGATAGGATTACCAATACCACAAAAATTAAAGGATATTTTAGAACAGTTAAATAAGGAGGAAAAGATTAATGAGTAGATTATGTTTTGATTATGGGCATGGTGGAGAAGATCCAGGAGCAACTTATAATGGTAGAAAAGAATCTGATGATGTACTAAGTCTAGGAAAAGAAGTAGCAGCTGAAGTTAGAAGGCATGGAGTTGTTGTAGATGAAACAAGAACTTCAGATGCTACAGTGAGCCTTAATGATAGAAGTAGTTTTGAAAATGAAAACACTTATCATTATTTTATATCATTTCATAGAAATGCTTATGAACCAGAAAAAGCTAAAGGTGTTGAAACTTACACATATTTAAATCCAGGAGAAAAGTCTAGAGAATTAGCTGAAAGCATACAGGCTTCATTGGTGATTTTGGGTTTTGTAGATAGAGGAGTTAAAGAAGCAAATTATCATGTTTTAAGAGAAACAAAATCTCCAGCAGTTCTTGTTGAGATAGGCTTTATTGATAATAGTGGAGATAATAATTTGTTTGATGAAAAAAGAAGTGAGATTATTAAGGCAATTACTAAAGCAATATTATATGAATTAGGAATTGATTATATAGAAGCTTCAGCAGAAACAGAAGAAGCGATTGGACAAACTCTTTACAGAGTTATGGCAGGATCTTATTCAATTAGGCAAAATGCTGAAAATCAAATTAAAAACTTGAAGGAAGCAAGGGTTGATGCAACAATTATGATTTTTGATAAGTAATTTCTAACGTGGAAGAAACTTGACTTCTATCAAGTTAAGAGTGATGTATAGTAGTACCTATTTGGTAGAAAGGAGAACCTTATGAGAGTAACTATTATAAAACCAACAGTAAATCATCAAAAGAAGAAGAAAAGAGTATGCGCTTATGCAAGAGTATCAACAGATAGTTTAAGCCAAGGTGAATCTCTAGAAAATCAAATTCAGTATTATGAAAACATCATATCAAACAATCTAGAGTATGAGTTTGTTGGGGTTTTTGCAGATAGAGGAATCACAGGAACTACTGAAAACAGGCCAGAGTTTCAAAGAATGCTGGAGCTTTGCAGAAGTGGTAATATAGATTTAATAATAACAAAATCAGTTTCAAGGTTTGCAAGAAACACAGCAATAATATTACAAACAGTAAGAGAGTTAAAAGATATAGGTGTAGAAATTAGATTTGAAAAAGAAAATATAGATACTTTATCAGGGGATGGAGAGCTTATGCTTACCATCCTTTCTTCTTTTGCACAGGAAGAAAGTAAAAATGTAAGTGACAATATTAATTGGAGATTTAAACAGAAGTTTCAACGAGGAGAACTTGTTATAAATGAAAAGAGATTTTTAGGTTATGATAAAAATCAATATGGAGATTTAATTATAAATGAAAAAGAAGCAAAAGTAGTTAGAAGAATATTTGAAGATTATCTAAGTGGAAAAGGGAGTTTTACAATAGCTAAGGAGCTTGAAAAAGAAGAGATTGCTACAGCAGTAGGTGGAAAATGGAGTGGTACTACTATTTCAAAAATATTAAAGAATGAAAAATATAGAGGAGATGCAATTCTTCAAAAATATTATACTCCAAACCATTTAACCAAAACTAAAGTAAAAAATAATGGTCAGGTGGATAGCTATTATATTGAAGATAACCACTCAGCAATAATTACAAGAGAAATGTGGGAACAAGTTCAAGAGGAAATTAAAAGAAGAGCAGAATCAAAAGGTAATATTCAAGGAGATACTGATAAATATAAAAGAAGATATCCTCTTACAGGAATGTTATATTGCAGTAAGTGTGGTTCGAGTTTAATAAGAAGAACTTGGAACAGTAAATTTAACTGCAAAAAGATTGTTTGGCAATGTAGTAATTATATTAGAAATGGAAAAGGTGCTTGTGAAGGAACAAGGATAGATGATGAAACTGTAAGCAGGCTTAATATAAAAGAACCAATAATTGTGAAGGAGGAAATAAAAAATGGCAAGAAGTATTACAGTTATACCAGCAAGGACAAACAACGTAGATTCAGCACAAACATTACAACCGCAGAAAAAGAAAATGGCAGCTTACTGCAGAGTATCAACAGACCAGTTAGAACAGTTATCAAGTTATGAAGCACAGGTCAATTATTATACTAATTATATAAATGGGCATCCAGATTATGAATGTGCTGGTATTTATGCAGATGAAGGTATTTCAGGAACAAACACTAAAAAGAGAGAACAGTTCAATAAAATGATAGAGGACTGTAAGGCAGGGAAAATTCATATGATAATAACCAAATCTATAAGTAGATTTGCTAGAAATACTCTTGATACTTTGAATTATGTAAGAACACTTAAAGAACTTGGCATTGGTGTTATTTTTGAAAAAGAAAATATTAATACATTAGATTCAAAAGGAGAAGTTTTGCTTACAATACTTAGTTCTCTTGCTCAAGAAGAATCTAATAATTTAAGTCAAGTCAGCACCTGGGGAATAAGGCGAAGATTTGAACAAGGAAAGGTTACAATAAATGAAAAGAAGTTCTTAGGATATGATAAAGATGCAAATGGAAATCTTATAATAAATAAAAAACAAGCCAAAATTGTAAGAAAAATCTATAAAGATTACCTTGATGGAAAAGGGGCAAATAGAATAGCAAGGAGCCTTGAGGAAGAAAAAATTCAAGGGTGGAATGGAAAATCAAAATGGTATGAAAGCACTATAAGCAGTATCTTAAGTAATGAAAAATATAAAGGAGATGCACTTCTTCAAAAAACCTATACAGTAGATTTTCTTACAAAGAAAAGAGTAGAAAATAAAGGAGAAGTTCCACAGTATTATGTTGAAGATAGTCATGAGGCAATAATAGATAAAGAAATGTGGGAAGCAGTGCAACTGGAGATGGAAAGAAGAAGAGCTTTTGCAGAGAAACATAAATTACAAAAAACAGATCATGGACTAAAAGATAATCCTTTGGCTGGAAAAATAATATGCGGAAATTGTGGCAGAGCCTTTGGAAGACGAACGTGGAAAGGTACAAATGAAATTTTGAAGAGAAAGGTTTGGTTTTGTAATGGAAGATATGAAGAAAAAGGAATAAAAGGTTGTGATAATAAGCATATAGATGATAGAGTTTTAAACCAAGCTTTTGTAGATACTTTTAATGCTATGATTGAAAATAAGGATTATTTTATAGAAAAGTGGAAAGTAAATTTAGAAAGCGAGAGTGCCTTAGTAAGATATAAGGCAAAACAATTTTTAAAAATTATAGACAAGGCAGAGTCAATAAAAGAATTTGAGGTGAATTTATTTTTTAGATTAATAGAGAAAATGACTGCATTTGAAGGAGAAAAAATTATTGTAAGCTTACTTGATGGAACTGAGATAGAATGTGAACTAGGGCATTACTAAAATAATGTGTGAGTAAAATTTAATGAGATTACTAATACATGAAATCAATGTTGCTAACATAGAAAACATTGAGATTATGCTTTTTAGGAATGTTACTTGTTACGAGAGGGGTAATAATAATGGTACATGAATAGAAGTATAGTATCTATCATTAACTAAGTAAAATTAGATAAGAATATATTAGGTTTGCAGTTAGATAAAACTAAAAAATTACAACTATTTAGAATAATATAGTCAAGTATTAACGTTGATGGTAGAATATACATATATCATGTAAAAAATATAAGGGGAAAATAAAATGAAAAAGATAAAATTAAGAAAAATAATAACTAGCACATTAGTACTAGCTTTAATACTAGCGTTAAAGCCAGTGGGAGCAAATGCTGATACGTATGAAGAATACATGACTGGCTATAAAATTGATAATAATCACCAAATTAGATTTTTAAAGCAAGATGAAACTTATGCAAGAAGCGAATGGATTCATAAAGTAGGATATTCACCAACGTGGGGGAAGTATGATCTTTGGAATTATTTTGGTGATGATTGTTTAAGGAAAGAAGAGTGGTTTAATGTAGATGGAAAGTGGTATTATGAAGTACCTTATTATGAGGGTGATTCGGGTTATTTGGGTGGAATAGCAGTTAATAGAGAGATTGATGGATGTTTCTTAGGATCAGATGGAGCTATGATAGAGAATTCTTGGGGAACTGATATTAATAGATATTGGTATTATGCAGGTCCAGACGGAAAAATATTAAAGAACACAATAACTCCAGATGGTTATAAAGTTGATAAAGAT